TATTCTGCCCTTATCTTTACCCATAGCCTGTGCCAGATCATCTACTTCTATCGAATCAGTGCCATCTGGCATCAATTCGCTGAGAGTATCGATATAACTCTGAAGGGTTTCATCTCCCTTCTTTTTCTGCTCCTTTGCAAACTGCTTCCTTCTCAACCATGGATCTCCGGTATCAATCTGAATGTTCTTCAGAATGTCCTCATCGTCTTGGACGTGTATCGGATACCTGAACCACATGTTGATCGGTTCAATCGGGGCGAACTCACGAAGTGTCCCTTCAATTCTCCATCCGGTAACCTGGTTCTGTGTCTTCACCTCCTCGCTGATATACGACTGCATCACTGCTGCCTGATTAAAAGTCAGTTTAGAGTTTGCAAAATCTTCCATTGCTGTTGGTGACAAACGGTCATCCTGACTGACATCGTTCATCCATTCTGGGCTGAATTTATTCAGCGCACGTTCGATTCCGCGGATCTTTGCTCTGCCCTCCTGCTGCTTCTTGATATCGTCAGTCAGATCAAGTTCGGTCAGGTCAATCAGGGCGTCAGGATCTCTGGCGAATACTCCGGATCCGGAGGCGCGATCCATCGACCGCTTTCCGCCCTGCGCACCTTTGCTGTGGTGGTGACAGTAGATCACTGCGCAGTTCAGCTGCGTGCAGATCTTGTCAAACTGGTTGCAGAAGTGTGCCATCTGGTCTGCGGAGTTTTCGTCTCCGGTAATCACCTTGTAGATCGGATCGATAATGACGGCATCGTAGTGCTTGTTTTCTGATCTCCGGATCAGCTTCGGCGCAAGCTTGTCCATCGGGACTGCCTTGCCTCTCAGGTTCCAGATGTCTATGCTGCCTAGATTTTCCGGCTTGATGTGGAGGGCTGAATAAACGTCACGGAATCGATTCAAGCAGCTTGCCCGATCCAGCTCCAGATTGACGTAAAGGACTTTTCCCTTTGCACACTGGAAGCCGAGCCATTTCCTTCCCTCTGCGATGGCAATAACCAGCTCAATCAGGGCAAAAGATTTTCCTGCTTTTGATGGTCCGGCCAGAAGCATCTTGTGTCCTTTTCGGAGGATCCCGTCGATCAGGCAGTCTGCCAGAGGAGGAATTTTATCCCAGATGCCCGCAAGGTCTTCTGGGTTTGGCAGATCGTCTTTGACATCCTCCGTCCACTCCTCCCACTCAGCCCATGACTTCTTGCCAATGTTGGTATCAATCAGGAACTGCTTATGGCCGTTTCGGATGATGCCAGGCATCCGTGAGAGCCGTGATGGGTTCTTGTTCTGCGTATCGACAGTCAGGCCGTTCTTATTGCAGATCGAATAAAGATATTCCACACGCTTCTTGTATTCCACAAAGTCTGCCGCATCCACTCTGACAATCGCATGGATGGACTTTCTGCCGGAGTACACCAGGGCCGCTACTGGGAGCTGCAGCTCGCGGATCAGCGCGTTCTGTTTGGCAAGTGGGAGATTGTCAGATTCTACCAGTGTGTAGCGGTAGCTCGTTACGTTCTCATTTTTAATCCCGTTCCCGTCGAGCGGGTTAAAGCGGATCCATGCGCCTGCCTTCGGGTTGTAGTCTCCCATGACCGCACCAATGCTGTGATACTTCCGCAGTTCCTCAATCAGTTCCCCTGCCGTGCGGTTCCAGACTCCGCTCTTAGGGCTGAGCCGATCTGCGTTTTCATAAACCTCCGTGACATAGCCGACATTATCAGTTGATTCAAACAGTGTCTGAAGATATGTGATTAGATCCTGCACCGGATCCCAGTGTTTATTATCCGGCTCCTCTATGGCTCGATCTTCCACATAGGACTGGTCAATGATTTTCAGATTCTCGTTTTTTCCGATTTCCGCATCCCAGCTCAGTGCTACGCCTGGGTTGTCATCATCGTTTTCCTTTGCCGGAGGAACATATCCATTCCTGACTGCCAGTTCATAAATCGTCCCGCCGGTTACCGGAGGCCCGGAATTTTCGTTGCGGAAGGAATCCCATTTGCGGAAGCACTCTCCTGGCTTGTATCTGGTGTCAGCGCGGGACCAGCTGTCCCAGACACTGCAGGCATAGCCCTCCTGTTTCAGGGCCATACCCACAGCACACCACTCGCTGTAATCACAGGCAGCCGGATTGATGTAATTCAGCAGCTCTGTGAGATCATTGTTTTTTCTATTCATGTTGCCTCATACAAGAAATCATTCATGTTTATACCGGTTGACGGCTCCGGGATGTAGGCCTTTGGGTTGATGTCCGCAGGGATCTTCCACCCGTTTGCGGCAATCCGGTCAATCAGCTTCCTTGCGGAGTCGAATTCCCATGTACCGACGTGCTGGAAGCCTCTTGATTCCAGGAACCGAATCTGCTTCGGAGTGGTAAATCCTGCCGATTGTCTGGCCTGCAGGCGATCAATCAGCTTTGCAGCCATTCCGGCATTCTTCACATCGTCAGGGCAGATCCCGCGGCGTTCCAGCGTCTGGATCTGCTTATCGGACGGAGGTGCCATTTCCCACCCGAATGTCGGTACGTATCCGGACAGATCCTCCGCCTGGATCGACATCTCAAACTGCAGCGGATCTACAAGTTTCTTCTTGCGCCTCTTCTGCTCTTCCAGAATTTTTGCAAGTGCCTCTTCCCTCTGCTGCACAACATCCTCGGATGCTGTTTTCTCGGCCTCCTCCAGATCGACTGCCTGGCCGGAATTCTCTGCCAGATTTTCTGTAAGCTTCTGTGCCACTTCATGGTCTTTGCAGATCAGGTTTGCGGGATGGCATAGCTCATGTCGCTCCGTCAGCCATAGGAAGTCAATCAGGAGCAGATCCTTCTTCCCTGTATAAAGCCTCGTCCCGCGGCCAACCATCTGGCAGTAAAGTGCCCGTACTTTGGTTGGCCTGAGGATGACGATGCAGTCGACTGACGGACAGTCCCATCCTTCAGTCAGCAGCATTGAATTACAGATGACGTTGTAATCTCCGCGGTCAAACGCCTGGAGGATTTCCCCTCGGCTTTCGCTGGTCCCGTTGATCTCTACTGCGCGGAAACCATGCGCGTTCAGAATATCTGTGAACTTTTGTGACGTTTTAATCAGCGGGAGAAATACCGCTGTCTTTCGATCTTTACAGTAGTTTGACATCTCTGCCGCGATCTGCTCCAGATACGGATCCAGCGCAGTGCTGATTTCACCGGGAGCAAAATCACCGGAGCTGATGCTGACGTTGCTGATATCCACTTTCAGCGGAACGGTGAGTGCCTTGATCGGTGATAGATAACCTTCTTTGATTGCCTTCGGCAATGTGTACTCATATGCCAGGCTGTCAAAATAGGTTCCTAGATTCACCATATCACCGCGATCCGGCGTTGCCGTGACTCCGAGGACCTGCGCTTTGTCAAAGTGCTTCAGGACCTTCTGGTATCCATCTGATACAGCATGGTGGGCTTCGTCAATGATGATTACGTCAAAATAATCATCCGGAAACTGGTTCAGCCGCTTGTCCTGCTGCAGCGACTGGACGGATCCGACGACCACCCGGTACCAGGAATTTTTGCAGGACTCATCCGCTTTTTCAACGGCACATCCCAGTCCGGTGGTATTTTTGATTTTATCTGCAGCCTGCTGGAGAAGCTCACCGCGGTGGGCTATGATCAGGACGCGCTTGCCTTTCCTGACCATGTCCTCCGTGATTTTGGCAAAGATAATTGTTTTCCCGGAACCGGTCGGGAGGACCAGCAGTGTTTTCTTCGTTCCCGCCGACCATGCATCCTCTACCTTCCTTCTGGCTTCTTCCTGGTATGGCCGCAGCGCTATTTCGCCGCTCATTTAGAACCCCTGTCCAGGAGCCCACTTCTTCGCCGGTTCAAGATACTTCGAAACCTTGTTGTTGGTTCTCTCCTCTCCGTCTCTGGTGGTGTAGGTATTCACGCGGAGTTCAAGACGGCCCTTTGCTCCTTCAACTTTTGACCAGTCCATTTTCAGAGGCTCTCCGTGCTTCTTCTGACCAATAGAGATAAAGAATTGGGAAAGCTTCCATTCAGCCTTGCTGTTCAGATACAGCGTGTCAAAGACAGTTCCCGTCGTACCATCAACTGGATTCGTTACTCGAATGGTCAGATCTGCCTTATAGCAGCGGATCATCTTCTCGGATCCTGGGAACTCTCCTCTTGCCATCGAAGTGATTTCGAAATCATAAGTACCATTCGGAAGGACTTCATACTCTGATTCATTCTGAATTGTGTCGTTCCATCCGAATGCGCTTCCCATCGTATTGTCTGCCATCTCTTAATTCTCCTCTCTTTAGTTGAACGGAATTACTTCTTCACTTTTGATTTTCAGCGCTAGTGCTTTGACCTGCGGCCAGTAGGCAATGATCCAGCCTTGGATGAATTCCGGATCCATGTCCTGAATCAGCGTGTTTTCCGGATAGTATCCCTTAAATGCGACTGCCCTCTGAATATCCCATTCATCAATGGCATCGTTCTTCATCAGATCTTTCAGATTCTGAGGGAGGCGATCAGGATCTGAAAGAAGATCTGACACAGGCTTATGCGTCGTCTCCGGAGCCGTTTCTTCCTGACTTTTTTCAGCAGATGCCGGATCTTCATCGGCAGGCGGTGCAGCAGGTTCCAGCGTATTCTGTTTCATCTCCTTTATCAGTTCAGGATTTGCTTCTACCTTTCGCTCAGGCTCCGAAGCAGGTGCAGATGCGACTGCAGCTGCTTCCTTTGGCTTTTGAGACGGATCTGCCGGTGCCGATCCTTCTACTGCTTCCCTGATGCTCTCATAGTCCATGTCCATCTCATCCGGGAGGCCGAATCTGTTCTTTGCGTCCCAGCAGGGATGGTGCTGCGTGTAGATCACGCGCTTGCCTCCTCTGGCCTTATTCTTCCCCTTGGCAGCACCATGGTTATCGACATTGACGACCAGTGTCTTGTAATTGCAGAACAGGAGCATATCCGACCATTCCTTTACGAGAGGAGAAGTCTGCTTTGACAGCTTTAACTCCCACCGGTCGTAAGCTCCAAGTTCATCCGGCTGCTCAAATTTCCGCATCATTGCATGTGCAGTCAGAACTACATTGATTCCGGATTCCACAAGATCAGACAGCTGGTTCAGAAGTTTCCCGAACGATTCCTTCACATAGACATAGCCCTTTCCGTATCCCATATCTTCGATTCCGTCGATATGGTGGCTGTCACATACCTGCCTGATGCAAAGCTGTTCGGCCCAGTCTGCCGTGTCAATTACCAGAGTTTTGCAACACGTCGGGTTCTTCTTCACATAATCCACTTCCGACAGAAGCATAATCCAGCTAGTCGGCGCCGGGAGGCGGGACACGTCCATGCTCGTTGTGGACCCTTCCGTATCGATAAATACAGGATCCGGGAACCTGGATGCCAGTGTGCTTTTCCCGATCCCCTCAGGCCCGTAAATGACCACCTTCATTGCTTTTCTGATTTTTCCTCTTGTAATTTCCATCAGAATCCTCCTCTCCAGCTCTTAGCCGGTGCTTTCGGCATACCGGATGTTTTTTCTTCGCCAGGCATAACACTATATCCGTCTTCGATGATGATCTGGCATTCCGATCCTGTTGACACTCTGGTTGCAATGATCTGCAGGCCTTCCGCTTCAGCCCATCTTCCGAATTCCTGAAGTGAGTCCAGATCCATCTGTTCCAGCTTGTCAACCAGGACAAATCCGCAGTTCGGATTGAGCTTCCTCACGATGGCAGTGGCGACTTTCAGACGATCGGATCCGCTCATGTTGTCCCACTGCTGTCCCTTGTACTTCAGTACGCCATCCTCAACAGCTAGGCTGGGGAGAGGAAGATCCACACCGTTCAGCAGGTTTTGTTTTTCCTCCCGCACTGCCTCAATATCTGCCGTCAGCTGGTTATACTGAGAAGTGTAGGCTATTGCATCGTCTTCAGCCTTATTCTTGTCCATGTTCGCCCGGACTTTGCGATTTATCTCATCCACATTTGCAATGGACTGCTCAAGCTCCTCAGTTGATTCGTCCTTCAGATCCTGTGCTGATTTGCGGGCAATCTCCAAATCTTTGACCAAGGCCATATACTTGCTCTTTGCTTCCTCCAGCTGACGGGAAAGCTCCATCACCACATCATTCTGGCGTTTTACTTCTTCTCCCAGATCTGCCGCATGGCGGCGCTTGCTTTCATTTTCTGCATTCTTCCGAAGAATTTCCTGCTGTTCGCGAATCAGATCAGAAGCAGACACCAGATCTTGCGGAGCTTCCGGATAATATGTCTGCTCTTTGGCAAACTTGACCTTCTGGTCTGCGATCCGGCCGACCGTCAGCCGCTCCTGGTAAAGTTCCTTCTCTTTCTTTTCCAGTTCGGAAAGCTTCGGCCCGACACCGATAATGTTCAGCAGAGTTTCTGCCTTTTCCTGATCAGATGCCTCCATGAATTTCGGAAGGTTAAGAGCGAGCTTATCGATAAAGCTGTCCAGAAGCTGCTGCCCAGCCTTCTGCCCAGATGGATCTGTGACTACAAGAGAGGAATTCTTTCCCTTCCGCTCAACTACAAGTCCGTTAGACAGTGTGACTTTCATGTACGGAGGAATCGTAGATCCTTCTCTGGTAGCCTGTGACGGTTTGAAATTGTTCCCGCCAAGGGCCCATGCGATGGAGTCCAGAACGGAAGTCTTTCCTGCCCCGTTTTTCCCACCGATCACTGTCAGACCGTTTTCCGACGGCTCCATAGTGACTGCCTTCACTCGCTTTGTATTTTCGATCTGAAGGCGGTTAATCTTCACACCACTCATCTTTTGCATTTTTCCCTCCTTTTCTCCCCCATCGCCATACCGACGACATATCCGCCAAACATCAGTACAAATCCCACGATGGCCGCCAGAAGCCCTGCCACGATGCGGCCGACACTGATCGTATCGGCTCCGGCCCCGATCAGGATCAAACCGAACAAAACCACAGCTCCCATCATTCCTCCTTGTTCAGACACTTCATGTACTCTGCTGCGGCGGCAG